TGGGTGGTCAACTAAATCAGTGGGCTAGTAGCATGAGCGACCTATCCTACTTAGAGCAAAAAAACAAGAACCCTCCTTGGTGGAAAGCCATGGGAGGTTCTGTTGAAGCAGAAGCTTTAGAAATATTTACCGCTAAAAAGAAAGCTGAAGCTATGAGAAAAGAACTTAAAGATTGGATCAGCTTTACCTATGGACCCTCTGTTTGGGACGAGCTTGTAGCAACTGAGGGTAGAATACGTAAACAAAAGAAAGAACAAGAGTACCGTAAAGCAGAAATGATTGAAGCAATAATTACTTGGAGTATATCAGGTGTTATGCTTTTAGCAGGTGCAGGTGCTTTAGGTTTTATAATTTATATGGTGGCATAATGGCAAGAAACTTAACAGAAAAACAACAGAAGTTTTTAGATGTACTGTTTGAAGAAGCTGGAGGTAATCTATCTACAGCTAGAAAACTTGCAGGTTATGCAGATGGAGTGTCTTCAAAGGCAATTGCAGAATCTTTATCTGAAGAAATTGCAGATCTTACAAAGAAATTTATTTCTTCATCAGCTGTAAAAGCTGCATACTCAATGTTTGAAGTTATGAATAGTCCTACAGATTTAGGTAATAAAGAAAAAATGGCTGCTGCTAAAGATGTTTTAGATCGTAGTGGTTTTATTAAAACAGAAAAAGTAGAAGTCTCTGCAGCTAATCCATTATTTATTTTACCGCAGAAAGCTAATGAAGACGAATAAAACTTGGAAGCTGCCTAAACCTGTAGAGGTAGATGGTGTATACGAATGGCAACCAGTTGTAAGAGTTGGAACCCATGTACCATTTGGGTATAGACAAGACCCTGACGATTGTGATATACTATTACCAATTCCAGAAGAGTTAGAATTGTTTGAAAAGGCTAAAAAGTTTATAAAACAATATAGTTACAGAGAAGTAGCAGCTTGGCTCAGTACTCAGTCTAAAAGATATATCTCTCATGTGGGTTTATACAAAAGGGTAAAAATTGAGCAACAACGTAAGAACGAAGCTTCAACTCAACGTTACCTCGCCAAAAGGTACAAAGAAGCGTTACAAAAAGCAGAAAAGCTCGAAACCCAAAGACTTGGTTATAGAGAAAGAGTTAGCTCCAGCTCAACCGAAGCCTGAAGAAATAGACTTTGAAAAAGCTAGAGAAGTTATTTTTGAACCTAATCCTGGACCTCAAACTGACTTTTTGGCAGCAACAGAACAAGAAGTTTTATACGGAGGAGCAGCAGGTGGTGGTAAGTCTTATGCAATGGTTGCAGACCCAGTGCGGTACTTGGGGAATCCAAATGCACGAATGCTACTTGTTCGTAGGAGTACAGAAGAGCTTAGAGAGCTTATATCAGTAAGCAAACAACTTTATCCCAAAGCTATACCTGGAATAAAGTTTATGGAGAGAGATAAAACTTGGGTAGCTCCATCAGGTGCTACATTGTGGATGTCCTACCTCGACAGAGAGGATGACGTTATGAGATACCAAGGTCAAGCCTTTAACTGGATTGGCTTTGATGAACTTACACAATGGCCTTCACCTTATGCATGGAACTATATGAGATCACGTCTCCGTACAACAAGGGCTTCAGGTTTGCCACTGTATATGAGAGCGACTAGCAACCCTGGTGGTCCAGGCCATCAGTGGGTAAAAAGAACATTTATTGATCCACAAACTCCTGATAAATCGTTCTATGCTACTGATGAAAATGGAGAGGTGATTTCTTGGCCCAAGGGCCATAGTCGAGAGGGTGAGCCTCTGTTCAAACGTAAGTTTATCCCTGCCACCCTCTTCGACAACCCTTATCTATCAGATGATGGAATGTATGAAGCTAACTTACTTTCTTTACCTGAACATCAAAGAAGACAACTACTTGAAGGTGATTGGGATATAAATGAAGGTGCAGCTTTTCCTGAGTTTAATAGAAAAGTACACGTAGTAGATTCTTACGATATACCTTCTAGTTGGATTAAGTTTAGAGCTTGCGACTATGGTTATGGTTCTCATACTGGTGTTCTTTGGTTTACTGTAGTTCCTGGTTCTGAACAACTTGTAGTATATAGAGAGTTATATGTATCAAAGGTCACAGCTACTGACCTAGCTGATATGATACTAGAGATAGAAAACGAATCAGGTGAAAACATGCGTTATGGTGTACTTGACTCATCACTTTGGCACAAACGTGGTGATACAGGTCCAAGTTTAGCTGAACAAATGATTATGAAAGGTTGTAGGTGGAGACCTTCAGATAGATCAAAAGGTTCTCGTGTTGCAGGTAAAAACGAAGTACATAGAAGATTACAGATAGATGAGTTTACAGAAGAACCTAGATTAGTATTTTTTAACAATTGTACAAATACTATATCTCAGATACCAGGTTTACCTCTTGATAAAAATAATCCAGAAGATGTAAACACACATTCAGAAGATCACTTATATGACGCATTAAGATATGGTATAATGACTAGACCACGTAGTAACATATTTGACTTTGATCCTGCCGCACAACGCACAGGTTTTCAAGCATCAGATCCCACATTTGGATACTAAGGAAATAAAATGGCAGAAGAAGATTTTGAAGAAATGATCATGGATATGGAAGAAACCTCTGCAATAGAGGATATTCCCGAAGAAGATTATTCAGATCCACTTACAGGTCGTATTGTTCAGTTTGTTAAAGATAAGTATAATAAATCTGAAACAGCTAGACAGCTAGATGAAGAACGTTGGATTCAAGCTTATAGAAACTACCGTGGCATATACGGACCTAATGTACAATTTACTTCATCAGAAAAATCCCGTGTATTTGTAAAAGTAACTAAAACAAAAGTTCTTGCAGCTTATGGTCAGATAGCAGAAGTATTATTTGGTGGTAATAGATTTCCAATAAGTATTGATCCTACAACTTTACCAGATGGTATAGAAGATACTGTTAACTTTGAAACTAATCCTGAAGTAAGAAAAGCTGTTAGTCCAGAGATGGCTGAACTACTTCCAGGAGAAACGTTACCAGAATTTAGAGAAAGACTAGGTGCGTTATCTGGTGTATTAGATCCTGTTATTGATGATGTAAAATCAGGTGCAGGTAAAACCCCATCAGCTGTACAGTTTCATCCTGCAGAAGTTGCAGCTAAAAAGATGGAAAAGAAAATACATGATCAGTTAGAAGAATCTCACGCAAAGAAACATCTACGTGCTGCTGCATTTGAAACAGCACTATTTGGCACAGGGATTATGAAAGGTCCGTTTGCAGTAGATAAAGAATATCCAAATTGGGATGAAGAGGGTAATTACTCTCCGATGTTTAAGACAATTCCTCAAACCACATCTGTATCTATTTGGAACTTCTATCCAGACCCTGACGCAGCTACAATGGAAGAAGCAGAGTACATTATAGAAAGACACAAGATGTCACGTTCTCAGATGCGAGGTTTAAAAAACCGTCCATACTTTCGTGCAAATGCAGTGGATAATGCTTTACAGCTTGGCGAAAGCTATCGTAAAGAGTGGTGGGAACACATCATGGAAGACAACTCAGAGGAAGATAGGGCTGCACGTTTTGAGGTTCTAGAGTTCTGGGGTTTTGTAGATAAAGATATAATAAAAGATCAGGGAGTTGATATCCCTAAAGATTTAGAAGATGCAGATCAATTAAGTGTAAATATCTGGGTTTGTAATGGGCAAGTATTAAGACTTGTAATGAATCCGTTTACTCCAGCTTATATTCCTTATTTTGTTGCACCTTATGAAATGAATCCGTACAGCATTTTTGGCATAGGTATTGCTGAGAATATGGACGATACACAAACACTTATGAATGGCTTTATGCGAATGGCAGTAGATAACGCAGCATTGTCTGGTAATTTACTGATTGAGGTAGACGAGACTAATCTCGTCCCAGGGCAAGACCTCTCCGTGTATCCAGGAAAAGTGTTTAGGAGACAAGGAGGGGCACCTGGTCAAGCTATTTTTGGAACTAAGTTTCCTAACGTATCTAACGAGAACATGCAAATGTTCGATAAAGCAAGGGTATTAGCTGATGAATCAACTGGTTTTCCATCTTTTGCTCATGGTCAAACGGGTGTTAGCGGAGTTGGTCGTACTGCTTCTGGCATTTCTATGCTCATGTCTGCCGCTAATGGTAGCATACGGAATGTGGTAAAAAATATAGATGACTATTTATTAGCACCATTAGGTAAAGCTTTCTTTGGTTTTAACATGCAGTTTGATTTTGATAAAGAAATTAAAGGTGACTTGGAGATAAAAGCTCGTGGTACAGAAAGTCTTATGGCTAACGAAGTGCGTAGCCAACGCCTTATGCAGTTTATGCAAGTGGTATCAAACCCTGCGCTTGCTCCATTTGCACGTATGGATTACATTGTACGTGAAATTGCTAAGTCAATGGATCTTGATCCAGATAAGGTTGGCAACAATATGGCACAAGCTGCGGTCCAAGCTGAGATACTAAGGCAGTTTAAAGAAACTAATCCACCACCTGCACAACCAGGAGTTAAACCACCAGAAAGTCCACAGGGCGCTCCTGCAGGGGCACAAGTGCAGGATACCCAAGGTAGTGGGGGTGGTACTATAGGAACAGGTACAGTGCCTCAGCCAGGAGAACAGGGCTTCTCAGGTAATGTTAGCCCACAACAGGTACAATGAAACTAGTCGTGAACAATACTTTAAAACCTTTCGTAAACAATCCAGAATTGTATAATCCATTTCTAGAAGAAATAACTAATAAAATAGTAAAGGCTCACAAACGTCTTGAACAGATTAGTGAGATAGAAGAGCTGTATCGTGCTCAAGGTGAGATACGTACACTTAGAGCAATGTTAAGACTTAGGGAAGATATTAATGGAAGTTAAGCCTAAACCAAGACCAGAACCAACTAAACCAGAAGCGAGACCAGATATTATTGATGTATCTCCTAAAGCAGAAGCAGGAGATCAATTTTTTGTTGAGGAAGCTGAAAGAAAAGCTAAATCATTTCCTGATGTTAAACCAAAACCAAGACCTGACTCAGATGAATACAAAGGTCGTACTTACGATATATACTCTGTAGAAATTGATGGAAAAGAAATAAACGTTATTGAGTTTAAAGATGGTAAAAGAATATCTGTACCTCAAATACGGCAAATGTTTGAAGAATATAAAAGTGCATCGGAATCACATCCAGGAAAACAAACTTCACGAGAAATATCAAATTTTCTTGAAAAAAATAATCCTACATATGATGAGTTTATCAGACATTTTACTGCAAAAAGACTAAACAGAGGTGGAGCCATGATGGAAGAACAAATGCAGATGGCCTTTATGAATGAAGGTGGACTAAAAGATGATGGTATGGATAAAGATCCAGTATCAGGTAATGAAGTTCCATCAGGCTCTATGTCAGAAGAAGTAAGAGATAATATTCCTGCACAGTTATCTGAAGGTGAGTATGTAGTTCCTGCTGATGTTGTTCGTTATTATGGCGTAAAGTTTTTTGAAGATCTTCGAGATCAAGCTAAAATGGGTTTAGCTGAGATGGAAGCTGATGGTCGTATAGGTGGCGAGCCTGTACCTGCAGGTGGTCCAGTAAATAACGAAGAGTTATCTCCACAAGAAATGCAAGCTATACAAGAAATGATGGGTATGGCAGAGGGTGGTGATATACAAAACCCTTATATGCAACAACAGTTATTATATAGTCAGCCAAGACCTGCTCCTATAGATGATCAAAAAGATACGATTGTAGATATTACCAACCCTGTTGTAAATCAAATGCCAGTTCAAAATATGGCTGCAGGTGGTCAGATACAAGGATATCAAAACTCTAGTGTTGTTACTAATCCAGATATTCCTGCTGTTCAGGGTGGCGGACTTGAACAAAATTTTCTTAAAACAGGTCAACAAGCTGTAAACAGAGGTTTCATAGGTTTTCCTTTAGGTGCTACAATTTTCCCATCAGAAAAAACTGGTCAAACAGCATTAGGTCCATCTGGAACTCAAGTGGTTACAACTGGAGCTATTGACACAGCAATTGCAGGAACTGCAGGTACAGATACTTCAATGTTAACTACTGTAACTCTTTATGGTCCTAATGGTGAAATAGTTGTTTTAACTCTGCCAACAGATCAAGCTAGATATGATGAACTTATTGCTCAAGGTTATTCTACAACAGCTCCTGTAGAGGGTGCACCAGTTGTAAAAAGTAGTGGTAGTGACGATGACGGTGATGATGGTAAAATAACAGCAGATCCAAATTCTTGGATGGATAAGTTTAGTTATGATGATTTTGGTAAATTAGGCACACAAACATCTGATAAACTTAAAAAAGCTCCTGTTGGAGGTGCAATAGGTGCATTTATAAATGGAAAAAGGGCTGCTGAAGCTGCTGCTAATATTATTATTCTAAAAGCTAATACACCTGCAGATGATTTAAAAGGTCAGCAAACCATACGTGATTTAGAAGCAAGTTGGAATAAATTTGTTAATGATGATATAATGTTAAGAAACTTACCAAAAGAATTTATTAATGGTGATAGACTTGCAAAAGATATTGTTTTAAATAATCCTGGTAAAGATATAGGTCTTACAATAGAAGCAAAAGATTTGTTTGGTAATGATATATTTAAAGACAAAGATGATTTCAATAACTTTATGGGTGAAACAGCATCTGAAGGTATGGAGTTTGATCCTACCTCTGGAAGCTATAAAAGAAAAAAGGATAGATCACCTTCAATAACTACTGCAACATCTTCAGTAGCGGCAGCAGGTCCACAGGTAAGGCCTACTCCTCCAACAGTATCTAAGCCATCGAAGTTAGAACCTGCTACTAACGAAAGAAAATCTTTAGATATTAGAAAAGCAGAAGCACAGACTAGAATAGATGCAAAAAAACGTAGAGATAAAAGAAAAAAAGCAGTTACAAAAGCTAAATCTATTAGCAAAGATGTAAAAGGAAAAGGAGCAAAAGCTGTAAGTGCTACACAAAAAGCAGGGCCATTTAACAAAGGTGGCCTAATGGCCAAAGGCAAAAATAAATAATAAGGCTACTCAGCTTCGGCTGACCCCAACATAAAAAGGAGAAAAATATGCCTGAATTAGCAGAAGTAGAAGCACCAAAAACAGCAGGATTTGTTGATAGAGGTTATAACTACGAGAAAAAGCGTAAGCGAATGGAAGCCGAAGAAGAGGAGATTCGTAAACTTGAAGCTGAAGCACGTGAAGAAACAAACGAAGAACAGCAACCAGAAGAAGAAGCTTCCGAAGAAAAAAAGGCCGATACAGAAGTTAAAGAAGAAACGCTATCTGCTGAAGAAAAATCGTTTAAAAAGCGTTATGGTGATTTAAGAAGGCATATGCAAGAAAAAGAAAAGGAATGGGACGAAAAGTTTCAAGCCTTTGAAGCACGACTAGAAAAAGAATCTATTATACCACCTAAGTCTGATGAAGACATAGAGCAGTGGGCTAAAGAATATCCAGACGTAGCAGGTGTTGTAGAAACTATTGCTGCTAAAAAAGCTCAAGAAATGTTTAACAAAGCAGATGCTAAACTAAAAGAATTAGATAAAGTTCAAACAGAAGCTGAAAGAGTAAAGGCAGAAAATATAATACGTAAGTCTCATGAGGATTTTGATGATCTACGTGCATCTGATGAGTTTCATACTTGGGTTGATGAACAACCTAAATGGGTGCAAGATGCACTATACGAAAACTCAGATGATCCAGCTTCTGTAGTTCGTGTTATAGATCTTTATAAAGTAGATAAAGGTCTTACAAAAACTGCAAAGAAAGCTAAAGCTAAAGATGCAGCTTCTACTGTAACTAAACGTAGTAAAACAGAAATAGATGTAGAAGATGCAAATGACGTAATTCGTGAGTCAGAGGTTGCTAAAATGTCCGATAAGGAATTTGAAGCAAATTCTGATGATATTAACAAAGCTATCCGTTCGGGTAAGTTTGTTTACGATATATCTGGTAAAGCCAGATAACTGTTGACAAATTAAAATTCAGCAGTATAACTATGGGTATGTTGACAAAAGCCTCTTTTTGACTACCTTTTGTCACACCCAAATCTACAAAAAAGTCTAAACTACAAAGAACTACCTGGACAAGTATAGGCCCAGTGGTATTTGCTAGCGCAAGTAAATGCTAACTGCACCCTAGAAAACGTACAGCCCCTTTTAGATGTTTAAGCTTAATTCAAGCCAAATATCAGGAGGATTTAATTATGGCTTTTCAAACCGCATCGGGTTACGGTAATTTACCTAATGGTAATTTTAGTCCCGTAATCTATTCCAAGAAGGTACAACTTGCGTTTCGCAAGGCTGCTACCGTAGGAGATATCACTAATTCAGATTATTTTGGTGAAATTTCCGCACAAGGCGACACAGTTCGCATTATTAAAGAACCTGAAATCTCAGTTCAATCTTATGCACGTGGCACAACAGTCACAGCACAAGATCTTGACGATGAAGATTTTCAGTTAGTAGTGGATAAAGCTAACTACTTTGCGTTCAAAATGGACGATATCGAAGAAGCTCATTCACACGTAAACTTCATGGATCTTGCAACAGATCGTGCAGCTTACAGACTAGCTGACCAGTATGACCAAGAAGTTCTTGGTTATTTGTCAGGTTTTAAGCAATCTTCTTTGCACTCAGTAGCGTCTACAGCTAATGACCAAGTAAATGGTACAAAGGCTGTTACATCTGCTGGTTCAGACGAATTGCTTTCAAGCATGAAGTTGATTAAGAGTTCATTTGGTAACATCACAACATCATCTGCAGGGGATCATTCAATTCCAGTAACTGCACGTATGCCAGGTGCTACTTCTCTACCAACAGCTACAGTTTCACCTGCGATGGTTGTATCCAGAATGAAACGATTGCTTGATCAGCAACAAGTTGACTCACAAGGCAGATGGCTTGTAATCGACCCTGTGTTTATGGAAATCTTATCAGACGAAGATAGTCGCTTCATGAATGGAGACTATGGTGAGTCTGGTGGACTACGTAACGGTCTTGTAATCAACAACTTTCATGGCTTCCGTTTGTACGTGTCATCAAACCT